TCCCCAAGGTAATTGGAGATTGCATCTCCACCCTTATATCCATCCACCCAATCCTGGGTTCATTGGATCACGGAGCCTTTTGGTTAGGTGCTTTGGCAATCCGGGAAGAGCCAGGGAAAATGCGAGTAGTCGCTATGGTGGATTCTATGACTCAATGGTTATTATATCCGTTACATCGGTTATTGTTTGACAAAGTCCTGAGGTTAATCCCTCAAGATGGTACTTTCGATCAGATTGCACCTGTTAAAAAGTTGATTCAACTTAAACAGGCTGATCGTGACCATCGACTTTGGTCGTTCGATTTATCGGCTGCGACGGATAGGATTCCCGTTTTGTTACAGGAAATCCTCCTAGGGTTTTTCATGACCCCGGAGTATGCGCGCTACTGGTCCATTCTTTTAACCCACCGAGAGTACCGGGCTCCCCCTGCTTATGTAAAGCAAGAGGGCTGGCGGAAATCAGGTGGTCTTAAATTGGATGTCTCAGTGCGTTATGCCGTTGGGCAACCAATGGGGGCGTATAGCTCCTGGGCTATGTTAGCTCTAGTCCACCATTGTATGGTACAGTACTCTGCTTGGAAAGCGGGACACAGGGGTTGGTTTTGCGCTTATGCAGTCTTGGGTGATGATCTGGTTATAGGTGATTTCCAGGTTGCACACCAATATGTAGCACTTTGCAAGGTTATAGGGGTGGAGATCGGTCTTGCTAAGTCCATCGTCTCGGATAATCTTTCTCTCGAGTTCGCCAAACGCTTTTTCCATAAGGGTGTGGAGGTTACTCCTTTGCCCCTGTTGGCGATCGCGCTAGGTTGGCTCGGTGTGAGAGATATTCCTGAGATCGTGGCGCAAGTCCGTTCTAGAACGGGACGATCCCTTTCTCTATACCTTGTAGGTCGTTACCTAAATCTAGGTTTACGAAGTTGTTCTGGTTTAGCGTCTAGACTCTATACTAGTATGACCCGTAAGCAGAGATCGATTGTACTTCTTCTAACTCGTCCAGGAGCTCTATATGGAGCCCAAACCCTTCTTGATTGGTATACCTCGACTCGCTTTGCGGGTCCAGGTCTACTCGTCGAAGGGGCGAAGGATGCAATAGTTGCAGCCTTACAATTCCGTATCTCCCAATTTCAAGCTTTAAATCTTCGGCGACGCCTTTACAAAGCCTTAATAGGCTTTGGTATCGTAAGATACTATAAAAAGTTGTTTCCGAATGATATGGCTTTCTTTGGGGTTGCGGAATGGTGGGAAAACAACATAATTGTACCTTTTAAAGCTCCCATATTGAAGAGACTGGATGAGGTAGATGATAAGATCAAAAGCATCAATCAGGCTATAATATCTGGTGATGAGGATCTCATCAACTCATTACTTCAGACCATGGAAGATCTTGAGCAG